AATCAAATTTTCCCGTAGTATCTGAAGAACTCAAAAGGAGTTCTCACATCAAGATAACCGTCTACCTCTTCGTTAGCTTCCGCTTCCATTTCAAACGCTGAATTTCCGTAAGCCTTATCACCCACATTCACCCAGCATCGGTTACGGCATAAGTGATAAACGTATGAAATCGCATACTCCAACCCATACTGAAGGTAGAACCACAACGGGCAAAGTAGATATACCCATAAGTTGAATCCGGTAAACAGCATGATTACCGTCAGCAGCACAGCCGATGCAATCATACATTCTTCCCATTGGCGCACATGAATCGCCTCATGGTTAAGTGCACTCTGCTTCATCTCCTCCTTGCTTTTCTTGGTGAAGACGAAGCATCCCAATGTGATGGTGTTGTAGCCCTGCCACAGCAGCCATTTTGCTAACTTGCTTTCATAAAAAACTTTCATAACACTGATATTTTAAGTTCTCGATTCCGCTTTTCCTGATATTAGAACCCATTTCACCCCATCCTTTACGCCATCAGAGTATGTCGCTACGGCCTTGAATTGAGCAAGGGAAAGCGACGGGACAACTATTTTAGAATAGTATTCTCCGTCTATGATAAAGCTGCCTCCACCTGCGACTTTTATGCTTGCAGGTGCTGTAAGACGGGTATAGATTCCTCCATTATACAGCATGCACTCTCCACCTTCATAGTCTGCCGCATTCGGCAGGTATATTGTTTCCTCTTGCGTTGGAAGTGAGTATATCCGGGATATTTCAAAGTTCAACCCGGTATTGAAATCCAGGTAGTATTCATACGAATCGGATTTCGACTCCAGAAGTTTCAGCTTTCGGAAAATTGAGGCGTCCTGGAACACATTACCATTGGCATCCCATCGGATATTGCCTCCGGCCAGGAACCCAATGCCACCATTCTCCCCGTCAATCTGGCACATGGCTTTACCGGTTTTATCCCTTGCCAGTACATTCTGTACCACCAAATCATCCACATAGATTTCATCGGAACGTATCTTTCTTGCTAAGGCCAGGTCCATGGCTACAAACATATACTGCTGTGCCGCCTCCCAATTAGCATCACCGTCTATCGAGGTAGGTGCGACAGTGACCGACGTACCGTATGCCCGTACCCTGAACGGAATGGTGCGATTGTTAAATGTGGCCAGTACGATGTCATGGTAATCTTCATTCCACACATACGTGTTACCTTTGGCGAAAAAACCTCTCGGACGCGGCTCGCTGGCGTCTCGTCCGCTTGCTCCGTCATAGCTGACACCCACTGATATCTCCGCAATGAAACTGTCATTCCATGCCGAAGCGTCAGCCTGGCTCTGGTAACAGCGGACTGAAAACGTTGAATACCCTGCAGAAGCGTTGACCGTAATCTCGGAAGCCCTCGAAGGCCCTGCGATGGCGCTCCATATCCCGTTGCTGTACCCCCGTGCGGTCAGATATCCGTCCGGATAAGTCAATGTGGCGCTACCAAGCGTCCGCTTGGCATAGACGCGGAAAGCTGAAGGAACAAGCGAACCGGCATTGCTCACCCGGATATTGCTGCATGTACTGATGAGATAGACCATGCCGCCGTCTGATGTCAGTTGTTCCCATTCGTCGGTGTTCACTTCTTCGGTAATAATATAACCGTAGGACTTGCCGCCGTTCTGGGTCTGAGTGATTCGCCTCCCGTCATGAGTTGTCTGAGTCCATAGAGGTGGATTCGAAGTGTCAACCTTTGAGAGCCAGGAGCGACTCCCCATCGTACAGATGGTGAGCTTTTTGTATGGAGTATTAGCCGTGCGCCACTCACCGCCAGCCTTGACGGATTCGCCGTCACCGCCAGGTTTTCCTGGATTACCGTCGTTGCCGTCCACAACCATGGGTATAGTTTCCCGGTCCACGACCTGCCCACCCACGTAGAACACGAACTGCAGCTGCGTCGTGAAGTTCTTCGGGGAAATGGCCGTGCCGTTCTGTATCTCGACCTCCGAACCACCGTCCTTACTGTATTTCAGCACACCGTCAGTCGTGATGGAAGTGGTACCGCCTACAGACTTGGTGCGTGTGCATGACACGCTTGCCACACTGTAGGTACCATCCTTCCGCTTGCTTACTGAAGATACGGAAGGCACCAGCCTATAGAGTATCGCATCACTGCCCGGATTACCGGCACGTACACCGGCAATGGTGAACACCAGCTCACGGCTTATATCCGTATCCTGTACCGTAGCCGTAACGGTTATCCTGACCTCTGAGCGTGCAGGCATCGAAATTCCGGAAGCCACGGTAAACGCTATCACACCCGTATTGACATTGTAGCTCTCCGTGACACCTGCCGGGGTCACGCATGAGATGGACTTGAGCTGTAGTTTCTTCGTACCATACCACATGCCGACGGTTGTATTGAGCACGGACTGCGAAACAGTCTTTCCTTCGTATGTCAAGGCAATGCTCTCCATCTCGTTGTCGAAATCGGCTACAATGGCCGACTCACCGTCAAAGCCCCACTTGGCCCAGATGGCTGCCGGTGAAAACGCACTCCATACACCGTCCTTCTTCGTGCGGCAGCAAGCCCACTCGTATGGCAGGCTCTCGCTGACACCAATCGGGTCATCGTGCCAGCCGGACGGAACATAGTCATCCACCTGCGAGGTGGCAGGGGTTGCCGGAGCGATATTCTCTGTCGTATGCTTGAATATCCACTCATAATCCCTACCGTCACGCCCGTCCTGGCCGTTCTCCACCAGCAGCTCATACTCGGCCGTATTCAAGTCCCCGGTAATGGTATATCCGTAGCTCTTTCCACCGTTCTGCGTCTGCAGGATGCGTCTTCCCTCATTGGTCGTCTGAGTCCACATCGGAGGATTGTCGGTACCATCAGGAGCGACACATAAAAACACACGTCCGGCCATCTTGGTAATACCCATGTAAGGTATATGCTTTCCGGTCTGCCAGTCTCCGCAGTTGGTGATACCGGTACCCACATCTCCCTTGTCCCCCTTGGCCGCATATTTCAGCCAGTCGGCATTGCCGTCTGCCGGTTCTGTAGACGTGCCTTTCTCATTGACACATATCCATGAGCTGCCGTTATGCGTCACCTCATCATAATAGGCATACTTCTCACCCTTTTTCCACGTACCTTTAAATAGCGGTACCCGGAAAGCCTCGCCGGTGATGTCATCCACCTGGAATATCTTGCCGGACATGATGACGTGGCGAAAAACAGCCGAGTAGTTGTCGGCCGGAATGCCATGTACGGTACGGCCTTTCTTCTTGCCAATCCACGACATCTCTTGTGCCGGCTCGACATCCCATGTATTGGCGTGGTCAAAGAAAGTGATGCAGTTGTTGCCGCCCACCGTATCGATAAGGATGTACGTCTGTCTATCCTCATCCGTAAAGTTACCCGTCTGCGCCAATACCATCATTTTGCCGTCTTTTAATTGTAGAACAGCTCGTGAATTATGGTGGTTT